GTTACCCTTGGTGGCGTCGAATACCATTTCGTGCCGGACGCGGACGGCCGCGAGTTCTGCGACGTGAGCAACCCCGAGCACGCCAAGATCCTGCTGGCGATCCCGGAAGGCTATCGGGCGGCCGAAGTCCCCAAGGCTGCCGAGCTGCCGAAGATGGAGCTGACGACAGTCGAGCCGCTGGCGCCGGCCGAAGAGGTCGCCACGGAAGAAGCACAGGCCACTGAGGCGCCGGCCACGGGCGACCGCGATTACTGGGTGGAGCAGTACCAGGCCCGCTTCGGTCGCAAGCCGCATGGCAAGTGGTCCATCGAGCGCATCCGCGCGGAGCTGGAGGCGATGGGCTGATGCCTATTCTGGTGGCGGACATTCTGCGTAGCGCGGCCACGGTGCTCAATGACTATGAGCGCGACCCCGGTGGCCAGCGCTTTGTCCGCTGGACCGAAGACGAGCTGATCGACTGGGTGAACGAGGGCGCCGCCCAAATCGCCATTCACCGACCGGCGGCCAGCGCCAAGACCGAAGTCCTGGAGCTCGTCGAAGGGCCACTGCAGCAGATTCCTGAGACGGGGCTGATGCTGCTGGACGTGGTGCGCAACATCCCCGGCCGCGCCATTCGCCGGGTGGACCGCAGCCAGCTTGATGACGCCCGACCGGATTGGTACGCGATGAAGCCGGCCGGCACGGTGCGCCATTTCTGCACGGACGACCGCTCGCCCAAGAGCTTCTACGTCTATCCGCCGGCCAAAGAGGGCGTGCAGGTGGAGGTTGTCTATGCTGAGACTCCGGCGCCGGTTGAGAGCGCTGAGGACGAGCTCCAGCTGGACCGCGCCTATGCTGGCGCGCTGGTGAGCTACGTTCTCTATCGGGCGCTGTCCAAGGATTCCGAATACGCCAACGGCCAAGTGGCCGCTGCGCATTACCAGGCGTTCCAGGCGGCGCTGGCCGGCCAGAACGAGGCACAAGGCGGCTACTCACCGAAGGGGGCGCTGGATGAAACCCCTTGATAGCATCCTGCGCTACGTCCTGCCGCGCGCCAATCACTGCCCGGAGCCGATTGCGATTGACGCGATCCGCACGGCAGCGATTCGCTTCTGCGAGCGCACCAAGATTTGGCGCGATACCGACCGATTCAAGGTGTCGGGCAAGTGCAGTGACATCGTATGCGCACCATACGGTGCGGTTCTGCACCAGATTGAATCCGCGCGCTTCGAGGGCCGGCCGCTGGAGGCGGTGTCGGTGTCGTGGCTGGACGAGAACCGGCCTGGCTGGCGCACCGAGACGGCAACGCTGGGGCGCTACATCACCCAGCTTGCCCCCGGCACGGTGCGCGTGGTGCCTGCTGCTGCTGGCACGCTGGAGCTGACCACGCTGCTCAAGCCCTCCGAGGAGGCCGAGGAGCTGCCGGACTTTCTCATCGACCTGTATGCGCGGGTGCTCGCGGATGGCGCGCTCGCCGAGATCCTGGCCATCCCTGGGCAGCTGTTCACCAGCGTCGATCTGGCGACCTATCACGCCGGCCGCTTTGAGCGCGAGCTGGACCGGCTGGCGTCGCAGCATGTGCGCGGACAGCAGCGCGCCCCGGTGCGGATCACCCCACAGTTCTTCTAGGAGGTAGCCATGGCTGCGGCATCGAACTATCTGGAAAACAACATCATCAATGCCACGCTGCGCGGTGGCACCTTCCCCAAACCGGCATCCGTCTACGTGTCGCTGCACACGGCGGACCCGAACGATCAGGGCGCCAACGAGGTGAACACCACGCAGTGGCCGTCTTACGNGCGGCAGGACAGCACCAAGGGTGAGGGCACGCTGGCCCAAGCCTGGACCGCGCCGGTCAATGGCGTGACCAAGAACACNAAACAGCTGCTGTTCCCGGTCTACAACGGCGCTGGCANCCTGACCATCACCCACTTCGGCCTGTTCGATGCGNCCACTGGCGGNAACCTGNTGATTGCGGCGCCGCTTGATCAGACTCGCATCATCCAGCCGGGTGACGTGTTCGTCGTGGACATCGAAAAGCTGACGGTGCAGGTGCTCTAAGCGATGAACCGCGCGCCGATCAACGCCTTTGCGATCAACGGGAACTACACCATCCCGCTGACGCTGGGTGCGTCGGTGACGCTGGAGGCTGGCCTGCCGATCACCTACGGCCTCGTCCTGTCGGGCACGGCCTCTGTCGAGGTGGCGGCGGCATCGCAGGAACATAAGGTTGTCACGCCGGCACTGGCAGCCGAGTTGGAGGTTGCTGGCGAAAGCGCAGAGCAGATTGCGCCGGGTGTGTTCGGTGAGGCTCAGGCCGATACCGAGGTGGATGCTGGCATCAATGAGCGGATGATTTTCCATCCGACCCTGACCGGCGACATCCGCATCAGCCCCGAGCTGCTGGCGCATGTGGTGTTCGGCACGCGCGGCGCTGGCCTGGCCAAGCTGGTGGTGCAGGGCGATCTGGAGTCGGCCATCAAGCCGGCGCCGTATGGCTCTGGCATTGCCCGCCTCCGGGTGGAGTCAGCCCTCAACTCCAAGGTGGCGAAGACCCACAGGCCCAAGATGGCCACGTCGCTGTGGCTGGATGCGCGCGGCAAGGCCAATCTGCACATGTACTCGCCACAAGGCGACGCGGCGATCCGNGTGCAGAGTGCTGGCAGCGGCCGGTTCGGCGGCAAGCTGCGGCTCAGCGGGCGCGGCCACCTGGAACTAGCGGCTTCACTCAAGCCGGACTGGTGGCGGCATGTACACGCCAGTGGTTCGGCCGCCGTGAAGGTGCTGATGGTTGCCGAGCGGCACGGCTTCCCTGTCATCCCGAGCGAGTACCACCCGGCGCATCCGAGCTGGCAGTTGCCGGTGGGCGCGGAGGATTGGACCTTCATCGTTGCTCCAGAAGGAGATCGGGATGCGGATCGGTGTTCGGCGTAAGGCGGCGGCGGACCGTCGCGATGCGGACATCCATTTCGGTGCCTGGCTGCCGGACGGCGACCAGATCACGGACGCCTCGGCGTCGGTCGAGCCGGAAGGCTTGGGGCTGGATGCGGTGCAGCTGTTCGATGACATCGTGAAGGTGTGGCTATCCGGCGGCGAGCCTGGCGAGTGCTACACCGTCAACGTGGTGGCCACCACGGAGCAGGGCCGCATCAAGGAAGTCTGCTTTCAGGTGCAAGTGACGGAGTGCTGAGCATGGAAATGATACTGGCCAACAACGCTACCAGCTTGCTGGCGCTCGGCATCGACGAGCAGGAAACGACCATCCAGCTCAAGGCCGGTGACGGCAGCAAGTTCCCGACGCTGACCGCTGGGCAGTTCTTCCCGGTCACGCTGGTCGCGCCTGATCGAGAAATAGAGATCGTCTATGTCACAGCGCGCACGGGCGATACGCTGACGGTGCTGCGCGGCCAGGAAGGGACGGCGCAGAGGGCGTTCCCGGCCGGCTCGGTGGTGGAGCTCCGATTGACGGCCGGCCTGCTGGGGCGCTTCGCACAGCTTGGCAGGGACGCCGCGTTCAGCCGTCTTGGCGNACAAGATTGGGATCTTGCGCGAGGGCCGACTGGCAATCTGGAGCTGCGCGGCGGCGAGCCGTTTGCATACTTCATCATGCAGCCCGATGGGCTGCCGATGTTCTATAAGCTGCCGGTGAGCAGTGGGCGCACCTTCGATGCCTTTCCGAATGGCACGCGGATGCTGTTTCAGCAGTCGGTGGCGCCGATTGATTGGGTCAAGGTCACCGACCACAACGACAAGGCGCTGCGTGTGGTCAGCGGCAATGTCAGCAGCGGCGGGGCCATTGCGTTCAGCGCTGCCTTTGCCAACCGCCCAATCACCCATGCCAACCTCCCGAACGTCACGTTGACCGGGGGCACGGACTGGGCAGGTGATCACGCCCATACGTACACCTACTATCACGGGCCTGATCGCTCCGGCGGCTCCGGTGGGCAGTACCACGCATCCAACGCGCAGCAAGGATGGACATCCACTGCCGGCGGGCACTCGCACAGCGTCAGCGTCCCCCTGGGCGGCTCCGACGTGCCGCTCGACTTTCGCGTCCAGTACGTGGACGTGATCATCGCGGAGAAGGCTGCATGATGGTGCCGCGCGCTGAAAAAGGCTTGGTCTGCCCGTTCCACGGCAAGGACGTTTCGCGCGTCTGCCACACCTGCCCGCTGTGGGTGCAGGTGCGCGGCATGCATCCGCAGACCGGCGAGCCGGTGGACGAGTGGAAATGCAGCCTGGCCTGGCTGCCGCTGCTGGCAATCGAGCAGGCGCGGCAGACCAGTCAGGCCGGCGCGGCGGTGGAGTCGTTTCGCAATGAAATGGTCCGGGCGAACGAGGAATCCCGCCAGTTGCTTGGCGCGCAGCTGCTGCGCCTCACGCAAGGGGGCTAGCACTATCCTGCATGGTTCGGCACTACACTAGGACGGAAGAATGGCACTGAAACTATCCAACAACGCGGATGGCCTCTTAGCGATGGCAATCAGCAACAGCGCCACCAGCCTGACGCTGGAAGCCGGTCATGGCTCGCGCTTCCCGGCGTTGGGCTCGGGAGATTGGTTCCCGATTACCGTTGTGCGCGCCTCCGACCCCTCGCAGTTCGAGATCATGCGCTGCACCGGGCGCAGTGGCGACACCCTGACCGTGGTGCGGGCTCAGGAAGGCACGTCTGCCATCACCTTCAATGCTGGTGACGTGGTTAGTCTGAGGCTGACTTCGGGCACGCTCGAAGAGAACTTCCCCCAGGTGGAGGGCCGGAATGCGAAGAATCTGCGTTTCAGCATTGCTAGTGTCGGCGGCAAGCCCGAGCTGAAATTCAAGAGCGGAGGCGGCGAGGAAACCGTAGTCAGGCAGAGCGATATCGAAGACGTAGTCAGGCAGAGCGATATTGAAGACGTAGTCAGGCAGAGCGACTTTTCGAATCTCCATCCCGCCACGCAAATTATGTGGGACTCTCCGGCTGGCGACAGGCTGGGGATAGTAACCCAAAATTCTGCTGGTCGTTCAAACATTTTTTTCGGAGAGTATCTTAGGAACGGTATCCTAGTCTACGGCAATAGTGATGCGTCGTCCCCGAAAACGATTCTGGTTTTTGCAAATGGTGTCGGTCAGGCAAAGATAGTCAATGGCGGGGTTGTGATAGGCCCATCAACGGCGCCGACACTTGGGAACGGCACACTGAATGCTATAAACGGGCTGTACGATAGTGGCGAGCGCGTTTACAGCCCTGTAAACGATGCGCATTTAGTCAAAACCAGTCGTACTATCTCTACCGGGACTGGTCTTACTGGCGGCGGCAACCTGTCTGCCAATCGCACGATTTCGCTAGCAAGTAGCCATATTCCGATTGGAGTGGGCCAGACGTGGAGGGATGTGACCAGTAGTAGGTCGTCGAGTACTATTTATACAAATACAGTAGGCCGCCCAATTTATGTGGCTATCCACCTGGGAGCAGGTGGAATAGCCGAAGTGTCTGAAGACGGAACAAACTGGGTGAGCGTAGGGAATGCGGGCACAACAAGTTCATCGTGTTCGTTTATCGTCCCGGCGGGGTATCGATATCGATACAGAACTACTAATCTTAGTTTTGTTTATTGGGCGGAGCTTCGATGATGAAATACTACAAACACCCTGAGACCGGCGAAGTTTTTGCCTACGAAGCCGAGCAGGATCGGCAAGAGTGGGGCGCTCCGGAACTTGTTGAGATGACGCCGGAAGAGATCGATGCGCATCTCCATCCGCCGATTCCTGCTGACGCTCGCCGCAAGGCGGCCAAGGATTCCATCGACCTAGCTGCCGGCAAAGCTCGGGACGCATTTGTCTCGCCTGGGCAGTATGTCGCTGAGGAGTACCGGCTCGCCAAGCAGCAGGCTGACGAATGGGTTGCGGCCGGCAAGCCCGCCAATGACGTGCCGCCGGCTGTGGCGGTGTGGGCGCAGGCGCGTGGCTGGACCGCCGAGCAGGCCGCGCAGGACATCATTGACACCGAGGCTGCCTGGATGTCGGCGCTGTCGGCAATCCGGCAAGCTAGGTTGCTAGGCAAGGCAGCCGTTGATGCGGCTCCTGACGACGCCGACTTTGCCATCGTGGCCGCGCCGTACATCGCTCAGCTGGAGGCTATTGCGGAGCAGGCGCCATGAAGATCGCTTTCTACAAGGCAACTCGCCCCGGCCTGCAAGGCATATTCAATGTTCTGGTGCGCTGGTGGACCCGTGGCCCGTACAGCCATTGTGAGCTGATCCTGGAAGAGTATCCGGATGGTACGGTGTTGTGCGGTTCGGCATCGCACCTGGACGGCGGCGTGCGGCTCAAGCGCATGGCGCTCAACCCGGAGCGCTGGGATGTTCTGACTACGTCGCTGGGCAATCCGGAAACGGCGCTGGGGTGGTTCAAGCAACACCAAGGCGCCGGCTACGATCACCTTGGCCTGCTGGGCTTCCTGGCGCGGCCTGTGACCGGCAAGCAGCGCCGTTGGTTCTGTTCGGAGGCGGTAGGTGCCGCCATTGGTCTGGTGGAGCCCTGGCGGTTCTGCCCGAACACGTTGGCTGTGCTCTGCNAGTGAGTAGACAGGGATGGACGGAAACCGCCGGTTCAGCATCACAGATGCGGAGATGACGCTGCGCGAGTTGGACGCACGCATTGATGAGCGAATTGGCCGGCGGCTCGATGCCTTCGCGGAGGCATTGAAGCGGCAGCATGACGAGCAGTACCAGCGGCTGGTGGAGCTGTTCAAGTCCGGTTTTCCGGAAGGCGATCCCCATGAGCATCGCATCGCCCATGAGGAGATGATGCGCATGGTTCGTGCGCGGCGGCGGCTGTTCGAGGAACTGACCCTGCATCTGATCAAGGGCGGCGTCTGGGCGCTGCTGATCTTCCTGTGTATTGCCGCTTGGCAGTGGGTGAAAGCTCAGGTGAGCGGTGGCGGGTAGTGTGGTGCGGAGTGGTGCGGTATGGCAACGCTAAAGCTGGTTGGCTTTTCCGGCGAGATTCCCAAGCTCCTGCCGCGCTTGCTGCCCGACATGTCGGCGCAGGCGGCGTTCAATGTCCGGCTCGATGACGGGGCGCTTACGCCGATCCGCAAGCCCCGGCGNGTNTTCNGCTTTGCGGATGCCACCAACTACCGCACTATCTACCGGCATGGGNATGAGTGGCTGGGCTGGACGGGGCTGGTCAATGCTGCCCCAGGCCCGGTAGCGCAGGACCGGCTTTACTACACGGGTGATGGCGTGCCGAAGATGCGCGTCGGCGGCAATGTCTATCCGCTGGCTGTGCCGAGGCCGACCACGAAACTGACGGCGACGGTGAGCGGCACTGGCAGCGGCGATAAAGTCACCCGGCTGTACGTCTACACCTTCGTCACCGAGTTCGGCGAAGAGTCCGAGCCCTGCCCCATCAGCGATGAAGTGGAGTGGGAGCCGGGGCAGACGGTTACGTTGTCCGGCTTCGAGGAGCCGCCGGCCGGCCGTGGCATCACTCTACAGCGCATCTACCGCTCGCAAACTGGCTCAGGGGGGACCGATCTTTACTTCATTGCCGAGCGGCCGGCAGCGAATACCGATTTTGTCGATAACATCCCGCCGGACGCCATCAACGAGCCGCTGCCGTCCAGGCTGTGGAATCCGCCGCCGGACAATCTGCAAGGGCTGACCGCGCTGCCCAATGGCATGATGGCCGGCTTCGTCGGTAAGGATCTGTACTTCTGCGAGCCGTACCGGCCGCACGCCTGGCCGGAAGCCTATGTGCTGACCTGTGACTACGAGATCGTCGGCCTGGGCGCGTTCGGTGCTTCTCTCGCTGTCGTCACCAAGGGGCATCCCTACGTGGTCACCGGCACCTCTCCTGACAGCATGGTGATGGAGAAGCTGGAGCTGAACCTGCCGTGCATCAATCCGCAGAGCGTGATTGATCTGGGCTATGCCGTCGCCTACGCCTCGCATGAGGGGCTGGTGGTGGTGTCGTCCAATGGTGCGCAGCTGGTCACCGCCGGCCTCATCAGCCGGTCTGAGTGGCTGAGGTATTCGCCGNCCACATTTGTCTGCGGCCAATACCAAGGCCGCTACTACGCCAGCTATCGCTACAGCGACCACGATCTGGTGGAGCGCACCGGCACACTGATCTTCGACCTGTCGGGTGAGATGCCGTTTCTGGTGCGCAATGCCGTGTCGGCGAAGGCGTTTCACTACAGCCTGGAAGACGGCTCGCTCTACTACCTGATCGACAACGACATCTACGAGTTCGATGCACGCGGCGAGGCCAGCGAGCTGATGCGTTGGCGCTCCAAGCAGTTCATTCTGCCGCGCCCCACCAACTTCGGCGCCATCTTGATCGAAGCCGAGGATTTGCTGACCGAGGAGGAGCGGGCGGCGCTGGAGGAAGAGGCCGAGAAGATTCGGCAGGAAAACGCGCAGAAGATCGCTGCGGGCCGCGTGGGAGGCGCCCTGGGTGCGGCAGCGTTCAACGTCCACGCCATCAATGGCGACGACCTCAAGAGCCCACCAACCTTCCAGAACACGGCGGCCGTGGGCGTCTATGCCGATGGCCGGCTGGTGGCGGTGGTCAACAAAGTCAACGTCATGCGCCGGCTGCCGTCGGGTTTCCTGGCGCGGCAATGGGAAGTGGAGGTGAGCGGCAACATGCGCATTGCGCAGATCACGCTGGCCACCACGGGCGCCGAGCTGATGCAGGTGTGACGTGAACCAGCTGCGGCGTGAGTTTGCCATCCTCAAAGAGAAACTGGAGATCCTGGCCGGCGAGCGAGGTGCGTCGGCACGGTTTGCGCTACGGCGTGGCGACCTTGCCCGGTTGCCGGCGCTGGCCAGCCGCGAGGTGTCCGGCGCACCCACAGCGGACGACTTCAACGCGCTGCGCAAGGATCTTGAGATGATCCGACAAGCCCTTGTTGCGCTGGGTGAAAATGGCTTGCGNNGCCGGTAGTTATGCTGGTGCGCTGGTGCGATTACCATTACAATGGTTCGTGTTTGGAACCAGGGTTAAATGGACCATGGCGCTGACCACTGAGGGCAAGGAGCAGTTGATTGCTTGGGCGGAGTCCCGCCTTGGGCTGCGCTTTCGCCCGGACGCCAAGGCCATGGGCCGGCTGCGTGATGGCGAACTGTCGGCCGTGGTGGTGTGGGACGGCTTCTCCGAGGCCGACTGTAACATCCACGTGGTTAGCGACGGCTCGCGGCGCTGGCTGAACCGGAAGCTGCTGGTCGCTGCCTTTTCCTACCCGTTCATCCAGCTGCGGCTGCGGCGGGTGACGGGATTGGTGCCGGCCAAGAACACGGCGGCGCTCGCCTTCAATCGCCGGCTTGGCTTCGTGCTTGAAGGCGTCTGCCGGCATGCGCTGCCGGATGATGACATCGTAGTGCTCGGCATGCTGCGCGAGCACTGCCCCTGGATTCCCCCGGAGTATCGCCATGCATGACCCCTCCATCGCGTTGATGCTGTCCGCCCTCCTCCTGCTGCTGCTGCCGCGAGCGCTGCAGTTTGCATCGGCGAACGAGGCTGAGCCCGAGCAAGCCGCGCCAGAACGCAAGCCCTGGCAGGAGTTGCTGATGTTCAAGAAGGGCGGCAAAGCGCCAAAGCCGGACCCGAACATCGGGAAAGCGGCGCTTGAAAGCGCTGAGCTGGGCAGGGAGTGGCTGAGCTTCGCCCGCGAGCAGTTCGACATCGCCAATGAACGCCAGGCGGAACTTGACGAGCTGACCAAGCTCATCGGCCAGCAGCAGATCGAGATGTCTGACCGGCAAATGCGCTGGTCGGAGGAAGATCGGCAGCGTTACCAAGACCTGTTCCAGCCGCTGGAAGATCGCTTCGTTGAAGAGGCAAGCACCTGGGACAGCCCGGAGCGGCAGGCGCAGCGTGCTGCAGAAGCTAAGGCTGATGTGCTCCAGAACGCGGCCGCACAGCGAGCGGCGAGCCAGCGTCAAGCGGCCAGCATGGGTGTGAACCCGGCCAGTGGCCGGTTCCAAGGGCT